ATTAAGACGCGGAAGGATGGCGAGTTCCCGCGGCCCGCGGACATTGACGAGGAGACAGCGAACAAGCGGATTTTGGATGCATTTTCGCATGCGGCGGAGTTGCGGGATGCGAAGTTGAATGCGGTTCGTGATAATTTGCCTGTGACGCGCGTTGCGGATTACGACAATGCGGTACGTGACGTGAAGGTTGCGATGGAGCGGTTAGAGGGTATTCAGAATATGCTGAAGGACCCGGACGTTAATCCTTTTGACGTGATTGACGAGAAGATGGCTGCTGTAGACGAGGCGGTGCCTTTGTTGGCGAACAATCGGGGCGGTGTGTCTTTGACGAATGCGCGGACTGAGGCGATGATTACGCCGAGTATGGAGAATCCGGGCAAGTTTCGGATTAGTTATATTGACCGCAAGTCTGGTGAGCCGATGGGTGACACGGAGAATTTCGAGTCAATGGAAGCTGCGATACGTGACGCGATGGGTCAGGGGTATTTGTCTTTAGGACGTTTTGAGCCTCAGAACTTTGCGAATGGCGGCGGCGTTGGCAGCTTGAGCCGTGAGGCGCGTGACATGTTCCGCGGCCCGCGGGGGATTGAGAGTTTGTCACGGTTTGCGAATGGTGGTGAGGCGATTTCGTCGAAGCAGGCGAGTGCGGACGATTTAGCGAATTTAGCGAATAAGATACGTGAGGATTATGGGTTTGATCCTGTTTCGTTGGCGTTGGAGATAGGTGTTGATCCTGAGTTGGCGTTACGTTTGGTGTTTCAGGAGAGTAGGGGCAAGCAGAGCGCGGGCAGCGAGAAGGGCGCGCGTGGTTTGACGCAGTTGATGCCGGGGACGGCGGAAGAAATGGGCGTTGATATTAACGACGCGCGCGACAACTTCATTGGCGGTATGAAGTATTTGAAGAAAATGACGGACCAGTTTGGTCTGGAGTTAGGGTTAGCGGCGTATAATGCGGGTCCGGGCAACGTTGCAAAGTATGAGGGTGTGCCGCCGTTTAAGGAAACGCAGGACTACCTAAAGATTATTTTGGAGCCGTTTCAGGGAGCGAGTGTGCAGCCATTATTGGATACGGGGTCGGAGAATTATTTGATGTCGCAGCCTGTAGCGGCTGTGGGGGAGTATAGCCCGCGTCCTCAGTTGCGTCCGGTAGATTTGGATTACTATCCGCAGCCCGCGGAGCCTATGCCGCGTCCGCAGCTTCGCCCCGACGATTTTACGTCACAAGAGGCGTTGTTACGTCCGCAAAGAACGAATATTGTGGAGAAATATGGTCTACCTATGGAATCGATGCAGGGAATTGGTTCTTTGAATGGGATAGCTCGTAATATGTATAGCTAGAAAAAGCTGGTCTAACATGCTAGGTTAGGTCAGGTTTTGGAGAAAATGTATGGCGTTACCACCAATTACACCGACGGCGTCTTTTGTTGAACGGGAAAACGACGACCCTCAAATTGAGGGTCTGTCTGATGATTTAGACATTGAAATGCCGGGTTCGCGCATATCGCGGATGGAATATTCTGAAGGTATTGAGGTTGAAGAGGAAGATGACGGCGGCGTTGTCGTTGATTTTGACCCTGAAGCAGCCAAAGCGGACCGCGAAGAAGACTTTTATGAGAATTTGGCCGAAAATATGGACGATGGGGACCTTGGAATGGTCGCCAACGACCTTTTGGGGCAGTATGACAGCGCAAAATCCTCGCGTGAGGACTGGGAAGAGTCGTATTCTAAGGGTTTGGACTTGTTGGGGTTCAAATATCAAGAAAGAACGGAGCCTTTTCGAGGTGCAACGGGGGTAACACACCCGCTTTTGGCCGAGGCAGCGACACAATTTCAAGCGCAAGCGTTCAATGAGATGCTTCCGCCCGAGGGTCCGGTGCGTACACAGGTTATGGGCGAGCTTACGCGGGGCAAAGAGGCTCAAAGTCTTCGCGTTAAGGAATTTATGAACTATTACATTACGAATGTAATGGAAGAATACACTCCGGAATTCGACCAAATGCTGTTCTATTTACCTTTAGCGGGTAGTACGTTCAAAAAAGTCTACTATGACGCGAACATGGACCGTGCAGTCAGCAAATTTGTGCCTGCGGAGAACCTTGTGGTGCCGTATGACGCTGCTGATTTGGAAACTTCGCCGTTTGTGGCGCAGATTATCCGTCAGCCGTGGAATGATGTGCGCAAACAGCAGGTTAATGGCTTCTATCGTGACGTTGAAATCCACCCGTCACAGGCTCCGACGACGGATGCGGTGTCTCAGCAGGACGAAATTGACGGTCAAATGCCGTCAAACATCGATTATGACGTCACATTATTGGAATTTCACGTAGATTTGGACCTCGTAGGGTACGAGGACATGGGGGAAGACGGCGAACCGACTGGAATTATGCTTCCATATGTCGTGACAGTGTCCGAGGACACCGGTCAAGTGCTTGCGATCCGCCGAAATTGGGATGAAGATGACCCGAAACAGCGCAAAAAGCAGTATTTTGTGCACTATAAGTTCCTTCCGGGCTTTGGTTTCTATGGATTAGGGCTAATTCATACGATTGGCGGGCTTTCCCGTACCGCCACGGCAGCACTGAGGCAGTTGATCGACGCCGGTACGTTGTCCAATCTCCCAGCGGGCTTTAAAGCGCGTGGATTGCGTATCAGAGACGACGACGATCCTCTTCAGCCCGGCGAGTTCCGCGACGTGGACGCTCCGGGTGGGGCTATCCGCGATAGCCTCATGCCGCTGCCCTTTAAGGGACCAGATGCGACCTTATTCAACCTTTTGGGCTTCGTTGTGCAGGCTGGACAGCGTTTTGCAACGATTACGGACATGAAAGTGGGCGACGGCAACCAAAATGCTGCCGTTGGAACCACTGTAGCGATGCTGGAGCAAGGCGCGCGAGTAATGAGTGCCGTCCATAAGCGCATGCACTACGCTATGAAGCGGGAATTTAAGCTTTTGGCGCGTGTTATGAGCGAAAGCTTGCCTCAAGAGTATCCGTTTAGCGTCGCAGGCGGCGATCAGGCAATTATGGCCACTGATTTTGATGATCGGGTGGATGTTATCCCTGTATCTAACCCAAATGTCTTCAGTCAGGCCCAGCGCATTGCTCTTGCACAGACGCAAATGCAGATGGCGTCACAGGCGCCTGATTTGCACGACATGCATGAGGCCTTTAGGCGGATGTACGACGCTTTGGGCGTCCGTGACATTGATAAAATACTTAAACCCAAGCAGGAAACAGAGGCGATGCCAAAGGACCCTGCACAGGAGAATATTGACGCTTTGGAACAGGTGCAATTGCAAGCTTTCCAAGGTCAAAACCACGACGCTCACGTAATGGCGCACTTAACTTTTGGTGTTTCTGGCATTGTACAGCAGCAACCTGCAATTGCCGTCAACTTGCAAAAACACGTTATGCAGCACTTGAAGCTGAAGGCAGAAGAGCGCGCAATGGCGCAAATGCAGGAAATGTTGCAGGGTCAGCCGATGCCGCAAGACGCAGAAGTTATGATGCAGGGTCTTGTTGCGCAGTTTATCGCGGAAGAAATACAGAATGCGCGTCAGTTGAGCCAACAAATTGCGGGCGGTGGGGAGCAACAGCCCGATCCGCTTATTGGTTTGAAAGAAAAAGAGCTACAAATACGCGAACAACAAGTTCAGGCAAATATTGCAAACGATCAGGCCGAATTGCAGCTTGACCAACAAAAAGCGGCGGAAAGAGCGCGTGAATTTAACGCGCGGTTGGCGCAACAAGAGCAGCTTGCACAAGAAAAATTGCAAGCAAGTCGAGAACGTGAGATAATGCGACTACAAGCGCAAATGCAGCAACGGAGACAACAATGAGTGTAGTTAAGATCGTAAGCGGCCCGGGTGCGGATGCGCCAAAGCCACAAAAGTATGCCGATATTGAAGGCCAAGGCAAAATTCCTTTCTGTGAAATGAAGGAAGAAAAAACGCCAAATACGGCAAAAGCAAAGATTACTACCGGCAAGAAGCGCGGAATGGGCGCAGCATTGCGAGGTGGCCGCTTTACGAATGCTTAAATCATGTCAAAAGATGATAAGTGGGTCAGCGCAAAGATTCAAAAGCTTATGGACGAAGGCTATAAGCAGAAGCAAGCAATTGCTATCGCGCTGGACATGAACCGCGAGCGGAAGAAGAAGAAGCCGCGCAAAAAGGCATAAGTCATGGACCCGATTAGCTGCGTTGCATTGGCGTCAGGCGCGTACAAAACGCTTAAGGCAGCTATTTCCACGGGGAAGGATATCCAAGAAATGGGCAACACGATTGCAACGTGGGGCCAAGCCTTTT